AGAGCAGATGCCCGCGACATTTTGCGCGCATGTTTTGAGGTATGCCGTTTTGGTAAGCCTGATTGCCAGAGAGGACCGTCATCCGCGTGTAAAGAAGCGACCAGCCACGGCATCGATGCGCGGCGCTCGTCCACAGCGTGGGATAGCGCGTGACCAAATCGGCAACGGCAGTTTGCGTGAGCGAACCAAGTTTCGTATCGATTGCCATTACGCCAGTGAATCGCCCGCCGACCACATCGTCGCTGCGATCTGGAATGTCCGTCGGAATCAAAACGTCGGTGTCGTCTATTCGAAAATCGATAATGTCGTCGATTTCGCGACCGTGCAGCGCGACCAATCTCGTCAGTTCTTTATTGCTTTCGCCCGTTGTGTTGGCAAAAATCAGCGGCCCGGAAAGCATATCCTCGCCGTAGGTGAATGACTGCGCCTGCACCGTGCTGCGAATCGTCAGCATTTTGTTTGCTGCCGATTGCGTCAGGTCGATTTTGGGTGCGGCGAGTTTCGACGCCAGCGATAGAATTGCAATGCGCGCCAAATTGACCGCGAGAACATACGCGGCACTTGCGCCGGCAGCGGTGCCGAAAAGGATCGCGCCGAGGAACGGAATAATCGGACCCATTATCTCGGCAGCCCGTCTGTTTTCCACCCGCTGCGCGCTTGCTCAAGCGGGACACGCAGCACCGTGCGGTAGCATTTCACAGCGATATAGCCCGGCATAATCAAGCCGATCAGCGACGGTGGAAGCCACGCCAGATCGCCCGGGTCAAGCTCGCAGATCGGCAAGTCCTGGCCGAGCCCTTCGCAGATCGCATCGTAGAGCCCGTCAGCTGCCCGCAGCCGGTCGATTGCGCTGCGCCGATCCTGATACCCCAGGCAGTCCAGATAGTCGCGGTCCCACCCGATTTTGACACCCTCGAAGGCGAACGAAACGCAGTCGAAGCTGCCGAGCTTAGCCGGCCGCTGCGCTGATTCGCTCAGGAATTCCGCGAGCGCCTGGACGTTCATCGTATCTCGCTCGTGGTGCTGCCGCTCGAAGTGCCGCTGAATGCGGTGCCACCACTGAGCCCGCTTTGCTTCTGAGTGTCGCCACCCCAGGTCAAAACCAGATCACCCATGCGGAAAATATACTCGCCGCCCAGGTCACCAGTGACGGCCGCTTGCAAGTCCTCGTCGCTGAATCGCAAGTCGCTCGATCCTTTACCGAGCGTTCCGCGTGATTCGCAACTCAGCGTCATTTCGCCTTTATCCTTACCAAGCACGATATCGATTTTGTCCATGAACCCGGACCAAACAATTACCGGATCATCGATCAGCACCCCGTTTTCGTCATCGAACCCGAACATCGCTTCGGCATCGCGCCGATGGTATTCGTCATCCAATGCGGTCGCGATCAAAGTCGATTTGACGCCAGTGATTGAAAATTTTACGCCTTGCGGAGCTTGCGAAATCGATTCGGTAAGGTTCGAACTGATGCCGCCGAAGTCGCCGACGCCGGTGTAGGTTTCCAACCCGAAAATCGGATGCACCGCGTCCCGAGGTCCGATTTCGGTATGAAACCGCTGCACACCGGAAAGGAAATCCAACCGCAGAAACATAATCGGACGAACCACTCGCGCATTGAGTGCGCCTTCGTTCAATGCGGAAATGTTGCGCTTACTGGTCATTGCGTTGCGAAAACGTCCTCGGTCATCGCGAGCGATACCGAAGTAATTTTGCTCGGCGACCCGGGGCTCGATTGCCACGTAGTGTCTGCGGTTTCGAGCAGAAATATTCCCTGCGGTTTGGTTAGCACTCCGTCTTCGACAAATAACACAGCATCAGCGAGCGGCGCTGCCCGCAAGCGCGGTGCAAATGAAAGCACGACCAGACCGGCACCGTCCGAATCTGCGTCGGCAGTTGCCATTTTTAACTCGTGTTCGCCGTTCACATCGACCGAAAAATAGTCGCCTTTGCGAATCCAGTTTGTAATGCTGAGCGATGCGTCTTTGACGTTCAGCGAGAATCCGGTTTGACCTGCACCATTGACCAGCGGAGTGCCGCCGTAAGCGCCGCGCTTCGAATTGTCGAAAACAGGCACCCGCAATCGATTGTCCTGGCCGCGCAGCGCCGCAATTGTGCCGAGCAAATCGGCGCGGTCGTCATCGCGCATATTGGTGAAAATGTAACCCGCATTCCACTTCGTCGAACGGGCTATTGTTTGCGCGCTTGCGATCAGCGGCGAAGGGAATAGCCCGGTGTTGCCGACAATCGTCATGCTGACGCGCTTCGGCGTTTGGTTCAGGTCGAAAATGCTCAAGCGAATTGCCCTCGGCGAAGCTCGTCAACAAACTCGCCCTTAACCTTTCGGTTATTCTCTTCGAGTATTGGAATCAAGCGCGTTATATCCAGGCCGGCACCACCGTTGATATTCGTCACCGGCGCGAAGTTGATTGCGCCGAGCGGGCGAACCGATCCCGATGCCCCGGGCGTGAAAACCTCGCGGCCACTTTCGCCAACGATCACAGATTGCCCGGCTTTGACTGGACCGCCGATCTGCCGGCCGAATAGCGAACCGATGAACCCGAAAATTCCACCGCCACCGCCACCGCCCTGAGAAAATAATCCTTTGATTAGGTTGAGCAGATCGGACGCGATCAATTCCGAAACCATGCGCCGCAGCGTATCGCCGAAGCTCGAAACCAAACCATCGAGCCCGTCTTTGAAGCCCGAGAAAAAGAAGTCGGAGAACGCATCCTGCATGTTGCGCGCCGCCTGATCTGCAAAGGTGGTGAGATTGTCGGTGAAGTTTTCGAAGTCCTCTTCGGTGCCGACTAGCGAATCGAGTAACCCCTGCCGGAATGTTTCAAAGTCTTCTTTACTCAGGTCGCCGAGTAGCAGAGCTTCGCGAGCCTTACCCATGTCAATGACAAACCGTTGAATCGGGGTGCGCGTTGCTTCGAATATTCGTGCCGCTTCGGCCTTTGCCTGTTTCACTCTGTCGCGAAATGCTTCGAGTTCCGGTGTGACTTCCATGCGCAACGCACGGATCGATTTCAGGTCAATCAGTTCGACTTTTTCTTCGTCTTCTGCTGCTTCCGGACCACCAATCACTGTCGCTTGCGCGATTTTTTTCAGTTCCAAACCGCGTCGAATTAAATCGTTGTACCTTTGAACTGCTTCGTCTAATTGCCTTTGTATTTCAGGTATTGCCAATGCGGTGCCGAGTGTCCCTGCCGGATTTTGTGCAACTATTTTTTGAAAACCTTTGAGCGTCCCTTGCAGGTCGAGAATTTCCGCGTCAACGACTTTGATTTCCTCGGCGATATCTACCAACACCAACTCTGACAATTCGCGCCGAATGCCGAACAGACCAGCCGTAAACGCAAACAGTTTCGGCACCAGCTTGGTAACACGCGAGACGAACCCGGCGAGCGCTTCCGCGCCTGCAGAAATCAGTGGTGCGAATCGCGCCGCTAACTGATTGCCGAGTCCGGTGATTGAAGTCTTGAAAATCAGCACCGAATCATTCGCTTGTTCGATTGCTGCGGTCTGGTCTTCGGTAAGCGCAACTCCGAGTTCTTTTGCTTTGTCGATAAAGCCTTGCAGCCCCGCTTCGCCGAGTTCCAGAATGTTAATCAGGTCGGCATTTTTAGCACCGAAAATATCCGAAGCAATCGCGACTTTTAGCGTCGAGTTTTCTACGGTACCGCGCGCGGTGGTGATTTTTTTGAACTGTTCCTCGACCGGCAGCTTTATCAATTCCTGAGTATTGAGTTTCAACCGCTCGAATGCGCGAGCCTGGGTCTGCAGCCCGTCATTTGCATCGACAATCGACTTCGCTTGCCGCTTGAGCGCCTTAGAGAATGATTCTGTGCTGACGCCTGCGATGCCGGCCGCGAGCGAGAGCCCTGCGAATACGGCTTGTGTGGTGCCGAGGGTGCGCGCTGTCTTGCGCTGCTGATCGACCAGCGCGAGGCTTGACTTGACCAGCCCGATAAGCGCGGCCCCGAACACAGCTGCGGCGATCCCGGCTGCTTTAAACGCGGTCTTGAGTCCTTTCGAAAAGTTGCTCGCGTCCTTGCGGCTCTTTTTCAGACCGTTAGAGAATTTTGCGGTGTCGGCAACGAGCGAAACAGTGAGGGTGCTAATGTTTGCCATGCTTCGCCTCCGCTGCAGCTACTTGCCGCAAAAAATTCCACATCGGTGCGACCTGATCGGGCGGTTCGAAATCTGCGGGCATAAAATCAAACGCGCTCTTCGCTTCCACCCCGTCTTTCCGCATCATATTCGTGATGGTCGCCACAACCAACGCCGAGCCATAATCCCACGGAAACGATTTGTAAAACGCAACCCACTCCGAGTATTCGCGACTCGAAACCCGCTGCTTCACTTCGCGGACAGTGCATGATAAGTCCCGGGCTAGGAACCACCAATATCGATCACTTCCGCTGACCCTTTTTCCGCATCGTCTTTCGCTTCGAAAGTCATTCCCGAGAGTTCCATAATTGCCTGCGCAATGTCCTTCACCCACTCGGGTTTAATTTGCTCCAACTCTTCGACCGATGCAGGGCGCGGTGAAACGATTCCTTTCTCGCAAACCCACAGCATCAGTTCCCAACTGTTGATTTCGTCCGCTTTTTCGCCTGCTTCGAATCGCTCGCGGCCCGAAAGCTCGCGGACCCATATCGTAGTTTTTCCGAGCGTCACTTCGCTCTGATCCGGCTCGGACTCCGCAATCAGCGTCGCGAAAGTTGGCGGTTTTTTCGTGTCTGGTTTTGCCATTTCTTACCTCGTCTTTGTTATGCGTGGGCAACTCCACTCTGCAGGATACCCATTTTCAAAACGCCGGCCGCAGTGGCGACGCCGAGAATGGTAGCGAACTCCGTTGATATCACATCGGCAATCGGAGCGATACCGCCCGCAGCTGCACCTACCACGTAGGTTTCGCCAACGATCAGCGTTGCGCCCACATCGATTTCGCCACCCGATTGATACGTCACCGGCTGCCCGGCTTCGGCTGAGTTCAACGCAATGCCAACTGCTTCAGCGCTCGCCGCGTCGACCGCTTTGAGTGCAGCCTGCAGCTGCCCGCTGGTGTCAACATAAACCGAGTCGCCTTGCGTAATATTCGCGCCCGCAACCCCGGTTTGCTTTCTTGCTGCAGTGCCTTCAAGCACGTTCGCAGCGGTAATAACTAGGTCGGTCATTTTCTATCCCCTACGCTTCGCAGCGTTTCAATTTACGAGAATGTCAACGGGCCGCTGATTTTGATTCGGCCGGTAACTGTGAACGGCGCAGCCTGGGTGGCGTCTTCGCTCCACTCCATGACCTCGCCGACAAAATCGACAGTCTCGATAACGCCGAGCGTAGCCGGATCGATTCGTTCGATTCGCACGTTGCGCTGAATTTGCGCCTGCGCGTCGGATCGCGCCGCATCCTGGCCGGTGTCGCCGAAGTTGCGGTTTGCTGTGAAGCTGATCGAGCCCGGGTTTGCAAGGTCGCCGAAAAATTCCTTAATCGTCGAGTCCATATCGGTATGCTCGATATCGTCCTTACTCAATTCCGGGCCGGAAGCGGCCGTGAGATTTCCTATACGGTCAAAAACATCGGCACCCGGCAATACCCCGGGTGCGATACCCTGCCCTAAATATAGCTTGGTTTTGCTGAGAACCTTTGCCATCTGATTACCCTCTATGCATCGTGAAAAATTGCGTAATCCAAACTCACGCGCCGCACTTGCTTGTCGCCCACAATTTCGCCGAGGTGGCTAATATTGCCGAGTGCGATGCGCTGAACCCGGGTCGCGCCCATTGTACCTACAAAATTTCGAAAAACACCGTCGAACGTATTGGCGACCTCGGTCACTTCTTTCGATTTGCGACCGTAAACGTCGAACTGATAATTCGACTGTTCGAGTTTGTCGTTGCCGGGCTCTTCCATATCCTCGGCGATTTCCGTTTCCGAAGTCAGGAAAAATACCAGCGACGGCCATTTTTCAGTCGCTTGCGGCGACCACTCGTGAAAAATCCGACCGGAAAACAATTCGTTGATCTGCTCGGTGTCTTTCAGGAATGCGTACAGGTCTTTATGAAACACGGCCGGCTGCCTGATCGATTTTGCGCGCTAAAATCCGGCCGAACGATCGTGCTACTCCGGTTTTTGTCGTATCGAATGCCGGCCGCAGGAAAGGCTGCGCCGGTCCTTTGGTTGACCCGAATTCGACCAAGTGAAAATGACTCAGCCGCTTAATATCGCCACCGTGCTTTTGATTCCAGAGGTTGAGTGCCTTTTTTTGTTTGTTTTTCGGCCCGAGGAACAACACGGTGCGCTTATCGGTGATTTTTTTCACCCAGCGACCCATTGCAGCAGAGGTAGCGCCGGCATCGAAGCCTCGGACACCCGTTGCGTTCGCATTTTGCTTCGCAAGCACGAACATCGGCTTGCTTGCCTCCATCATGGTACTCCGAAGCACTTTGAAGCCGGTTTTTTTGTCCAGGCGCGCTAATTTCGCGTCAAGCTCGCGCAGCCCTTCGAGTTTGATTGTTTCAGCCATTGAACCGCCGAATTGCCGTGATTTTCGTCCAGTCACGGTTTGGTGAGTTGATCGGGCTGCCGGAAATGTCGAAATCGATACCAAACTCCAACCAACGCAACCTAGCATCCGCAGACAGCGCGTTAAGCTCGGAGTAATGCCCGAATATGACGTGACTGATATCTGCATTCACCTGCGCGAACTGCGTCCGCTCGGTCGAAGTGAGCGGCCGAATTGAAACGAAAATCGGGTCCGAGGCTTCGTATTCGGTGTCCTGCCCGCCCGCTTCGTCGATTACGGTTTGTGGCGTGAGAATTGCCACCGCTTCGCGCATTTCACCGAGTGGAGTTTCCATCAAAACATCTGTATGCGGTGCGGCTCGATTAAATTGGTCGCGGTGTCGCCGATGCCGCCCGCTTTGCCGTCACTGGTCGAACGGATATTGAATAAGTCGCCGACGCGAAATTTGATCGCTGCTTTTATGTCTTCCGGCACTTCGTCCGGGCTCACGGAGTAGCCAACGGTATATTGAATCACCACCGCGTTCATTACCCCCAAATCGACGCCCGGCCAAAACCCGTCATCGGGCGGCATCAAAAAAGCGCCCTCGTTATCGGTCAAGTCCTCCTGAAAGTCGGTTCCTGGCGTTGCCGAGGTTGGGCCGCTGAGCGTTTGCAAATTACCGGCTTCGTCGATGTAATCGATTTTTTCAACCGCAGTAGTGACGCCACCCGGTAGAAAAATCATCCGGTCCCTGGACGCGCTCGCAAATACCCGGCCGAGCGAATCGCTACCGACAAAAAATACGCTGTCGAACACATCGCCCCGGGTAATCACAGATTCGCCAGTGCGCGGAAAGCGGTCCATCGATAGCTTGACCGTTTGCGAAATAAGCCGACGCCGCGTTTCCGTTTCGGCCCACGCAGTAGCGGCCCGGATCAGGTCATTGATATGCGCGTCTTCCGCGTTGCTCGATTGCCGCAGATGCCGTTTCGCTTCTACGAGCGATACCGGCAGGATTGCCGGCGCTTTAACGACTTGCAAGGCAGTGATGGACATACGCTACTCGCCGCTTTTCGCTTTTTTACTTTTCGAGGTTTTTTCAGGCGCTTCGACCGTCGCGGTTTCGCGCTTCGCTGCTTGCCCTTCACCGACAAGCTCGACCGTGCCGTCATTCAGCAACGCGGTCAGTTGATCGCTTACCGGGAACGTTTTGTAGCCGTCTTTCTGCCCCGAGATTCCTGCGCCCACCGGCGCAATGTAATTTTTCAAAAACTTTACTTTTACTCGCTCACCCACTGTGATTTCCTCCAATCAAAAAAGGGAAGCCGGCACCCGACACGAAAAAGGCACACTCGTCGTAAGACAAATGCAAGGCACCGTCTTCCCCGGTTCCTCCGCGTTAAGCTACTGCGATATCCGTGACCACAGCAGACGTATCAATCAGATTCGAGTCGAAGCGCGCAAACGCCAGGAAACCAATCTGCAGGAAGTCCATATACCGCTCGTTGAATCGGAACAGATTGATTCCGAGAACTTCGCGGATTAGGAACTCTGACAAATCACCGAACGCTATCGGGCGGTCACCAATCGCGAGGTCTTGCATACCCTGATCCACGATGTAGTTATAACCGTTAAGCGTCGGCCGACTCAGCGTATCTGCAATGCTGCCGAGTGAAGCGGGCAGCCACAGAGGACGCGCATTGCCATCGACCAGCTTTTTCAGGTCGCGAAGCGTGTTGTCATTGAATACCCAACTCGCGCCGCGTCGCCGATAAGCCGGGTCAAGCGCATGCTCGAAATCGACCAGATCGTTGAACGTGATGCCGGCACCTACCGAGATATCTACCGCGCCATCGGTGGCCGCAGTAGCGAGCCCGGTCGGCTCGGTGGTTCCCGCGCCAACTGCAAAATGCGGAGACAAAGCCCGACCGATCCGCTTGCCAAGCATGCGGCCGATATACGCCTCCAAATTTACCGCCTCGTCTTGAAGCAGCTGCAGTGAAACCCGGACCAGCAGCGACGTGTACATGAACGCGGTCAAGTTGCGAGCGCCGAACACGAAGTCCTGCTCACTCACCTGGGTGTTCTCCGCGAGGATTGCACCCGCGTTCGCGGTGTCGTCATTGGTCGGGAACGGGATCAGGTTGCCGCTTGCGGTGCGAAGCAACTGCGGCCCGGCAGTTCCGGCCGGGTTAGCTGCTTGCAACAGCCCCGAAAAGTCTTTCATGGCTTCGGTAATGAAACCGGCAAAACCTTCCGGCACGGTGAAGCCACCAGCTGCGTCGGTCGCGACGCCTTGTGCGCGAGTTTCCATTTCAGCCTGATAGCGGTTAAGCAAATCACGCTGCTCGCGAGACAGTGCGCCTGATCCTTCGCGCAGATAGACGTTGTATGCACTGGCATACGAATCGAGAGCCCGGCCGTCAGCGAACGTGCGAATTTCCGCATCACCATCGCCGTCGCCGTCGCCGTCGCCGCCACCGTCACCCAGATCGGGAAGCGCGCCCGCGAGTTGCCCCGTTGGCGTTTTCTCCATCCGTTCGACTTTCTCGGCAACTTCGATCCGTTTTTCGAGCCCTTCGTAATCCGTCAGAAGGTTGTTCCAGGTCTGCAACTCTTCGGCAGAAAAACCCCGGTCCTCCTCTTCGGCTCCGTTGTGCATATCGCGCATCTGCTTCGCGATGACTGCAAGTTTGTCTCGTAATTCTTTTAACATTTCGAGTCCTCAAATAATCGTGAGTGCGAAACTTAGCCGCATTGGCGTCCGGTCATTTCGCTTTGCAACATTGGCTGCAAGCCGGGTAAAAAATTGAGCGCTTTCGATTCCGGCACGGCCGGTGGATCGTCATACCATTCGGTAATTACTTGCTCGCAGAGCGGGCCGCGCTCGGCGTCCTTTGCCCGCTGCAAACATACGTCCTTTCCTGGGTCCAGCACCGTGAAAATCGCGCCCGCTTCTTTATATCGCGCAAGTACCGATTCTGTCGGCTTCGTATGCACGATCCACGCGCCGTGATCGATGCTGCGCAAAATTTCATTGACTGCGCGCCATCGCATCAAAAGTGCAACCTTTCTAACGCTGCCGGTCGCGTCGTGCGGGCTATTCGATCCGATGGCTACTGCAATAGCATCGTAATCGATAATAACGTCACCATCGTTCATCGACCGCAATGCATACGTCGATTTTCCGGCGCATGGCGGCCCAACAATGACGTTAATTTCGCTCACGCTATTCCAGGCCCGGGACTTGCGAGCGCCGTAAGAATGCTTCGCGAGAAATTTTCTGCGATTTTTGCTCTGCATGCTCGGCCGCAATGTCTTTTTGATCTGCCTGGAAACTTCGCAGCGATGCCTCGCCGACTGTCGTATCCTGAAATGCAGGGAACGTCACTGGCGACACATCGAAAATTTTCTGAAATTCGGTAATGGTGCGAATCAATCTACCCTCTTCGTCCTCGTCGAATGATGCACCGCCCGGCGCAACGATAAAACCGAAACTCGCTTGATCCACGTCGCCGCGCTTGATCGGTTCAAGCACGAGGTCGCGAATCGTTTGCGTATCCGGCAACTGCACTTCAAAGCGCAGCCCCTTTTTCGTCACTTCGAGTTCGAGCGTGTCGCTTGTCGTTCGACCAAGCACAAAATTCGGATCGTGATTGAACAGCCCGCGAACGTCGCTCATATCAGCATCGTCGAACGCACCCGGCTTAATCTGCTCACGAAACCCGCCGAGGTTTTCGCTCAGCGAATCGAAAACAGCCGCAAGCCCGACCAGAGTCGCCTTGCCGTCATCCGATTGCCGAAGCTCAACTGCGCTCGGGTAATTCCTGCACTCGTAGCCTTCGGGCATGCTTGTCTTCATTTTCTCGTCCTCGTCAGTTCGCTGCGTCAACGATCCCACCGGCAAGCTCGACCGCGCCTTCGGTTTGCCAGAGCAGCAAAACGCGCTCGAACTCTTCGGTCTTGCCTCGGGTCTCGAATATTTCTAGTCCGTGGTCAATGCAATACTGCTCTGCTTGCTCTTCGGTGAGCGCTAAGCTCGACCGCACCATTTTCCGGTGCGAATTATAGAAAGTTTCCAACGCTTCCGCGAGTTCCGCGTCGCCATCGGCCGCAGCGAATATCCGGCGCAGCTTGATCGCTTCTTTATTTGCGCACCGCTCGGCTGCCGCTTTGGCAAGCACGAACATGCGCGCAAGCGTAGCGGTGGCACTACTTTCGCCGTCTTCGTCGCCGTCTTCGCCTACGATTTTCAGATTGAGCGGGACCAGCGGATCGTCGAGCCCGTCGAGCGGGTTCATATCCTCCAAAGCGCGCACTTCGTTGCGGGTAATCCACCCGTTCTGAATGCCTCGCGCATGGACTTCGGACCGCGTTTTGATATCGCCCCGGATCAGTGCCGCGACGTTGAATTTGAAAACGAGCCCGCTTGCAATTTCTCGCTCGCTGAGCAGCTTGCGGGTGGTTTCCTGCTCCCACCGAATAATCCACGGCATCATGGTGTACTGCACAAAGTGCGTACCCATCATTTCGAGGTTATTAAACGTCGCCTGCCCCATTTTGTTCAGGAAGTGAAGCGGCAGCCGAAACATTCGGCCGATTTCGTCCACATCGAATTCGCGGGTCTGCAAAAACTGCGCGTCTTCGGGTGGAATTGCGAACTGCGTATATTTCGCGTCGCCATCGAGGACCAGCAAGCGGTGCGCGTTCTCGCCACCCGTTTTCTTTTCGATCTGATTGCGAACTTTGCTCGGGTCTTGAATTTTGCCAGGAAACGAAAGCAGCCCGCCCGGCTGCGCGCCGTTCGCGAAAAACTTCGAGCCGAAGCGCTGCGTTGCCAGAGTCGCGCCGAGGGTGTCCCGCTGCTCGCCGATGATTGACATACCCGAAATGCCGGTGCGCGATAGCGCCGGCACGTGCAAAACATCAGCAGACGGCAGAAGCACTTGCGTGTTGTCGCGCTGCCCCGCTTCAACGAACCGCGTATCCATGCGAGTGCGGAACTTCAACTCGCCGTCGATAATCACCGGCCGGGTATTCTGCGGCAGCAGCGGCCACAATCGAATCGGTTCCTGCATCGCATTGCGCTCGATCCACGCATACCCGTTACCCCAGGTCAAAACGTGCGCCTGCATCGTCGATCTGAAAACGACCGCCGACATCATAGGATTCGGTGACATTTTTAGCCGCAGCTGCGCCGGATGCCCGACGATGCGTTCCTGCGTTCCGTCTGCATTGTTTTTGACCAGCCAAACCGGAAGCTCGGCGAGCGTGTCCGAAATGGTATTGATTGCGGACCAAAACGCGGTGATCTGCGTCGCATTGCGCTCGGTGACAACTATGTTCGCTTGCGATGGCTGCGCGCCGAATGCGTTGAACAGCCAATTAGCCGGGTCGGAAAGTGAAGTGGAAGGATTTTCCAGCGATGCACGTTGCTCAAATATTCGGTCGAGTATCATTTTTGAATCGCTCCGATGACCGCCAACGCTAAAAGGGTAGCGCCGCCGATTATACAAGCCATTTCGAACCCGAAGCGAGCCCCGACCCCGAACACCATGACGGAAAAACCGACAACTGCAAGCCCGTCGCGAATCATACGATCATCACCGTGGGATCGCCTGCGAGATTTTCGTCAGCAAGCAGCCGGTTCATCGCTAAGCAGATCGCTACCGGGCCGTCGATTTTATTCTCCGTGCGTTCTTTCCGTGGGTAGATATTGTCTTTGAAATCCTGCTTTACCACAACATTCGAAACCATCCACGTAAGTATCTCGTTGCCATCATGGTGGAAGCGGCCGTCCGTGACCAGCGCTTCCCACCATTTTAGCGGCTCGCTGAAATTCAAAACAGTCGGGCGCACTTCGACCATTTCGAGCCCTTCGTCTTCCAGATGCCCGGCCCACTGAGTTGCATTGTGGCCCGGATCG